GGTCGCCAGGGTGATCAGAACCGTCCCACATGCCCACAGTGCAGCAAACCGAACCGTCCCGTGTTGTGCAAGGCGGACGGCACAAAAACGTTCTTCACGTGGTACAAGTGCGAAAAGTGCGGCTGGCGAACAAAGGTTGCCCGGCCGCAGATCAGCGAGCGAGTTCGGCGAAGCCGCCGCGGGCAAGACCTTTCGGTGAGATAGCTCTCAACTTTTTTCCACCTAGGTACCAAACATTGGTACATTTGTCCGCCGAGTCGGGTTGGTTTGCCGGTATATTTCCGGCATGGCACGCACGCTGCAGCAACAACTCGACGACGTGGATACGGCGATTGCCCGTATCGAAAACGGCCTGCAGGAATGGTCCGAGGGTGGTCATCGCAGCCGCGCGGCCGATTTGGCCACGCTGTACCAGCAACGAAGGGAACTGGCCCGCCAAATTGCCGCTGCGTCCCGTCCCGTCTTCCGTCCGATCATCACGGGGGGCCTGGGATGATCGCGTCCAAGGAAAAGGATCCGGTTCGCACCTTCTTGGCTCAACTTGAGCGAGAACACCGCACCGAAGCCCGACTCGAAGCGCGAACCAACGAGGCGTTCCGCCTTGCCCGGGTCGACGATCGGACCAAACATTTTCAACCGCCCCACCGAAGCGGCGACGCCGCGATTCATGAATCGTGGCCGATGATGACGGCCCGCGTTCGCGAGGAGTTCCTCAACAATGCCCAGTTCAAAAAGGCCGTTGGTGGCCTGAAGGACCTGGTCATCGGCCCTGGCCTAATGACGTTTAGTTCGCCGTTCGATCCGTGGATGGATCTATCCAGAGCCAGCCTGGCCGATTTCGACGAGGGGTTTCGATTTGCGTTGGAGGCCGACGATTGGTTCGAAGAGTGGGCGGGTGACCCTAAGCAATGCGATGTCGAAGGGAAAAAGGCCCTATTCGACATGCAAGCCCTGTCGTTTAGCGAGATGATGCTCTCGGGCGACGCCCTCCTGGTCGAGTGCCGCCGGCATGATCCGGGCCAAATAACGCCGCTGTGCTACCAGATGATCGAGCGGGAGCAACTCGACACCACCAAGGATCGGCCGGCGGCGCCCGGACAAAACAAGATCATCGGTGGGATTGAGTTGGACGACTCGAATCGGGAAGTCGCGTTCCACGTCTTCGACGCCCACCCGTTCGACGACTTCACGCCGTTTTCCTCGTCAAGTAAGTCGTCCCGCATCTCGGCAAAACGTGTGATTCACCTGTTTTCGTTTCTGCGGCCGTCCCAAAGCATGGGGGCAACGTGGCTTAGTGCCATGGGACAGACGTCACTGGATCGCGATCGGTTCCTGGGTGCCGAATTACAGACAGCCATCAAGGCGGCCCTGCTGGCTCTGATCGTCAAGCGAGAGAATCCGAGCGGCGGCTCTCTGAGTTTGGACGACGGCACTACTGCCGAAGACGAATTCGGCAACGCCGAAATCGTGCTCGGATCCACTACGTTAGGCATTGACATCGGATTGAAAGACTCGGTTGACCTGGTCGAGAGCACGCGGCCCAACTCGACGCTCGCGCCGTTTGTTGACGTGATCGATCACGACTCGGCCAGCGCGGTCGAGATGAGTTACTACCGGTTCACTGGACGCTACGAGAAGTCCAGCTACACGTCGGTCCGCGGGGCACACCTGGACGACGATGCACACGTCAAACCGATGCAGAACTGGTTCGGTCGCAAGTGTGCGATTCCGATCCGTCAACGATTCAACGCCATGGCGGCCGCATCCGGCCGGTACAAGACCGTCACCCCCTCCCAGTTCCTCAAAGACCTACGTCGCTATCAGCGGTTCGACGCGATCGGGGCCGGCCGGGAATTACTGGATCCTGAAGGGGAAACCGAGTCGGCAATCAGCAAGTTGCGCAGCGGTCTAACCACGCTGAAGATTGAATGCGCCAAGCGGCAATTGCACTGGATCAAGGTCCTGCGTCAGATCGCCATGGAAAACCGAGTGTGCGATCTGCTGGGCGTCGTGTTGGACCACACGAAAGGCCAGGGCGGCCAAACCGAAGGAAACACCCGATCGGCCCGCCACGCGGGTGAATCACGACAAGAGACGCGAGAGCGGATCCGCAGCGAGGAATACTGATGGGCAAACGGCAAGCCAAAAAACGATTCGCCCGGATGCGGGCCGAGCTGCACAACCAGCCGTTGTTGATCCACCCGCCGGCGCTCGACCACTACGACGCCCTGCTGGAAATGGGCATGCGCGAGGGCCGGATCAGTCGCGCCGACGTGGCCGCCGTGCTGGGACTGAACCAGGACATGCCGTCACGCACCCAAATGGTCAACGGCCTGGCGATCGTTCCGCTGGTCGGTGTCCTGCGTCCGAAGGTTGACGGTTTCGTTCGGTACCTGGGCGGGACCGCCATGAACGTGTTCGAGCAGGATATTCTGCGTGCCGAGAGCGACCCGCAAGTCAAAGGCACCGTGATCTACGCCGATTCGCCGGGCGGTTCGGCCATCGGCTGTGAGGAGGCCGCGCAGGTCGTCTACAAGCTCCGGGGCGGCAAGCCAAAGGTTACCTTTGTTCGCGGAATGTGCGCGTCGGCATGCTACTACATCGGAAGCGCCGCGCCGCGAATCATCGCCTCCCCCAGTTCGCCGGTGGGATCCATCGGCACGATCCTTGTTCACGCCGAGTTCTCCAAGTGGTTCGAGGAACTGGGTGTCACGCACAAGGTTATTACCCACGGCAAACACAAGGGTGACGGCAACCAGTACGAGCCGCTGGGCAAGCAAGGCGAAGACACGCTCAGAGGATACGTCGAAGGTTTTGGAAACCAGTTCGACGCCGCCGCGGCCCGACACCGGGGCGTTTCGGTGGCCGAAGTCCGAGAACGATTTGGCCAGGGCAAAATCTTCATGCCGGAAGAGGCGCAGAAGCTGGGCATGATCGACGGGATCGGCACCATCGAAGACGCAATGGGACAACTGCTGGAGGATGCCCGTTCAGCAGGCGGCAACAACCGCGTGACTTTCCGGCCGGGTTGGTCGCCGGGAGAACAAGCAGCGTACGAGTTGGGGGCGGAACATCGCCTGCGTGACGACATTATGACGTACGGCCTCGACGCCGAAGTCGCGACACATTCCATGGCTGGCGGCGTTGAGGGCTCCATGCCCGATCTGACAGCCAACCACCAAACCGAACCCCGCAAACAAGCGGACACTTTACCCGAGAAGGAGACAAGTTCGATGAACAAGAAGATTAAGGCGGCATTGTATGCCCTGGACATGACCGAGTCGGTCGACGCCAGCGATGAGGTTTGCCAAGCGGCCCTGAACGCGTTTTTCGTCGCCCGCAACGAGTCGACGCCTAACGGCGAGGGGGCCGACGAGAAGATCCTCGCCGCGCTGTCGGGTCGAGATCGAAAGCCCGAACAGGGTGCAAGTCAAGACGCTGGCGACCAGGACAACGGAAAGGCGTCCAACACGAACGCACCGGCCCCCGCGGTGGACGCCGACAAGGTCGCGCAGGAGGCCGTTACGGCCGAGCGCGAGCGTGTGGCCAACATCCAGGCCAGTGGCCAACTGTTGGAAATGTCGGCTGAGGACGTCACCAAGGCGATCGCCTCGAACAAATCCCACTCCGAGGTCATCGAATCGTGGCACAAGCAAAAGGTCGACAGCGGTGAAGGCCGGTCGATTTCCACCGACACGCTCACCATGGGCGAAGCGTCGATCGACAAGTTCAACAATGCGGCATGCGAGGCGTTGCTCCATCGGGTCGGAATGCAATCCGATCCGGGCGCCACACCGCCCGAGGGATTTGCCGAACTCCGACAAGCCCCGCTTTCGTACATCGCCAGCGAAACGCTCCGTTTGGCCGGCCAAAAGGTTCCGTTGCACGCCAGTGGTGAACAGATCGGTTTGGCCTTCCTGCAAATGGGAGCGTCGGGCGTTCAGGTGTTCGGCGAAGGACCGTCATTCAATCGGCCGGGCGATTTCCCGAACCTGCTGTCGAATTTGGTCGGCAAGGTGCTGGCCAAGGGGTTCGAGTTGTCGAATCCGAGTTTCCCCGAATACTGCGATCGCCTGTCCGATCTGCCCGACTTCAAACCTCGCACCGTCGTTGGCGTCGGTCACTTCGACGAGTTGGATCTGGTGATGGACGACGAGGAAGCGAAAGAACGGAATCTGGACGAAGAACTGGCCAGTTGGATCCAGTCGGACCGCTTTGCGAACAAGGTCGCCCTGACGCCCGTGATGATCGCCAACGACGACCTGGACGCGTTCGTCAAGGGACTCCGGAGTTTGGCCATGGCACACGACAACACGCTCAACCGCCTGTGCCTTGCGTTGGTCACCGGCAATGTGACGCTCTTGGACGGGACCGCCTTGTTCCACGCCGATCACGGCAACCTGGTCAGTGGCGGCGGTGCGCCCAGCGCGGCCCAGGCAACCAAGCACAAGAAGTTGCACCGGCAACAGAGCGGCATCGGCGGAAAAGGAAAGGTCCGCACGCCGCCGGCGATCGCCCTGGTGCCCAGCGAACTGGAGGACGCGGCCGAACAGACGTTCCTGTCGGTCGCCGCACTGAACCAAGCCATCGCCGCGATTCCCAACACCGACACGAACATCAACGTCCATCGCGGAAAGATCAAGCCGGTGGTGGAGCCGGAGTTGGACGACGTCAGCACGTCCGCGTGGTACACGTTTGCCGATCCGAACATTCTCCCGGTGATCGTGTACGCCTACATGAAGGGCTATGGCCGCGGCGGCCGCCGAAGCACGTGGTTCGAGCCGGGCAAGGAAACGCGTTACTGGAAACTGGAAGGTCGTTTCGCGGCGGCTCCCGCCGGACACCGAGGTGGCGTGAGGAATCCCGGCTCCTAGACCACTCCACGAACGCAACACACTGAATCCATCATTTTCAAAACGGAGAACCCATCATGGGAAAACAAACACGCACCATCCGGTACGACTTTCGCGGCGCGACGCCGTCGGCCGCGAAGCGTTTTCACCAGCACATCCTGGCCGACCTGGACGCCGGCGCGGATCTGGCGTCGACCGTCATCTTCGTGCCGGGCGAGGACGTCACGATTCACGACGTGACGGTTACCCCTGACGGCACGGCCGCCGGCGTGGACGACAGCAATACCAGCGTCTGGACCGTCAAGAACGGCGCCAATACGCTGGTGACCGAGACGTTCGACTCCAGCACCGCGTTCCCGGCCGACAACACGAAGACGTCACTGGGCACGCTGGACAGCGATTACACACTGGTCAAGGACGGCGGCCGGCTCGAACTGGCGGTCACCAACGGCGCCACGGCCAATCTGCCGGCGTGCGTGGTGACCATCGAGTATTCGACGGTCCGTGACGACCTGGCGGGAGTCGCTCCCGATTGGCAGTTCTATCGTTCGGCCGCTGCCGGCAACCCGACGGTCAGCGTTTCGGGCGGCAAGCTGCAGTTGGCGTTGGACGCAACAGATGAGGCCCAGATTTTGACGGCCTTCCTGGGCGATCACCTGGCGTACGACATCGACGACATCATCCGCATGGAGATGCTTGTCTCGATCAGCGACTCCAGCCTGGACAGCGCCATCACGGTGGCCATGGGGCTGGCATCGGCCCGCAACGACGACACCGACCTGCTGGCCGCCAACGCGTTGTTCAAGCTGGCCGGCAGCAACTCGCTGGTCTGCGAATCGGACGACGGGACCAACGACAACGACGACAAGGACGCGGCCGAAACGCTCAGCACGACGATCAAGCGGCTGGCGATCGACTTTGCCACGGGCCTGGTCTCGGTCAGCCCGCCCAGTCTGTCGCGTGGCGGCAAGGGCAACGTGCTGTTCTTCGCCGACAACGACAACGGTTCACTGCGAGCCGTGGCCCGCAACACCGCGTTCGACATGAGCAACTACAGCGCCGGGCTGCAGCCGTTCTTCCAGATCCAGAAGTCGTCCGACACCGGCCTGGCGACGCTGTCGATCCAGGAAGTCACCATTGAGGTGAAAGCGTAGACCACGCAGTCGAGAGACGGGGGCCTCCGCTCTCGTCTCTCGACTCTTGACCAAAGCGTAGCGACATGACGTTTCTTGCCCAACGTAAAGCGGCCTTCAAGGCCGAGGTGCTCAGCACCGACCGGTATGCCGAGCAAGTCGAGTTCGCACCCAAGGTTGGGCAGGCCCGGACGATCACCGTGAAGATCGAGCGGGACCAACAAACGGAATTCGACGAACTCGGCAACGAGAAGACGCGAGACCGGATTTTGGTCTCCGTGTTCCGGGATCCGACCGACGCGACCGTCGGCGGCATCGGCGATCCACGCGTGGGCGACATGATCCTACGCGGCGTAGACCGAGATCCGGAAAGGCGGCCGTTCACTTATCACGGAGAGATCGAAAACGAAACCCCCTACAGTTGGAAACTCGTCTACGGTCGCACACGACAGCGATCGCAGGCGGCCCAAGGTTGAACCATGCCCGACGACAACGGAAGTCTCAATGACCAGATCGACGCCCTGGAGATACTGTTGGCGCGGTCGGTGACGTTCCAGGACGCCGTCGGGGTCAACAACGAAAGGGACGCGAAGGAACATATTCACTTCGACTACTTCGATCCGGAAAACGGTGACCCCGATCCGGAACGCCCGTTTGCCGTTGTTGAAGAACTCGAACACGGTCACACGCTCATTGGCGAAGGGGTCGGAAACAACTACGCGGTGGGCGGGTCGCTGTTGCTGATGTTCACGGCCAACACGACCGCCCCGGACGATCACAAACAATCGAAACGGGAATTCACGCGAGTATGGGGCAAGATCCTCGACGACATGGCGGAGACAGCCGGCCATGACGGTCGTTTCGGATTCCTTGACAGCACGATGACCCAACGTCCGGTTCGCAACCCCAAGAACGAACGTGGCCGGGACAACGATTATTTCTGGGCGAGCCAGACGTTCCAGTATGGCGAGGAATGATGTGCCTGATCTTCGAATTCACAATCCGCGAAACGCCGCCGATGAAGGTGGCCAAGCGAAAAGTGAAATTGGCCACGCGCGTCGGTCTGGCCGCCGGCGTGCGCCACTGGCACCGCAAGATCCTCCGTCGCCACTTCAAGAACTTTTCCGGGGCCAAGTACCGGCATCAAAAACGGCGGCCGAAGTACCGGGCGCGAAAAAAATACTTCGCCAGTCAGGGCGAGGCCAAAATGTCGGGCACCGTCGACAACGTCTACAGCGGCGTGATGATGCGGGCCATGCTTCGAGCACACGCCGTTCGGTCGTTTCCCACCCGCGCCCGCATACGAATGCCGGGCCCCACCTACGCCACCATGACGCCCCGGGATCCGCGTCGGCCGAGTATGGGCAAGGAGATTACCACGACAATCGCCAGCGAGGAGCGCGACATCGGCCGCGTGATCGAGCGGGCCATTACAAGAGAAATTTTCAATTTGCGAATCAGCAAAGTCAAACGCATTTCGTGAGGACGTAAGCCATGCGTGGTTACCCACACGCCATCATCTTGCCCGGCCTGACCGACGTCACGCAATTGACGGATGTCCGGGCGGCCTACAATTTCACCGACATCGTCGAACGTTCGGCGGGCCAGGCCGCGCCGCAATGGTCCGGTTCGGAGGATGCCGTGCCGGCGTTCAATGGCGCGACTCCGCAGATCAAGGACATCCTCGACGCCTGCACCGTGGACGACATCATCGGCGACCTGTCGGCCGGCAACGTCGACCTGCTTTACAAGGCGGCCAAGTCGGGCGCCATTCGCCAAGGCGACGCCGAGTTGGCCCACTTGCGGGCCCGGCTTGAGGCCAACGCCATCCTGTACTGGGAGCGGATCCGTGCCACCAGTCGCCAGGCGGCCGAGATCGATTTCCGATTCCTGCCGATTTGGGACGGCACCACCGACCCGCTGGTTTGGACCGGGTCGCTGGCCCTGTCCGGAACGTCGGCCGTCCAGGGCCGCTACACCATGGGCAAGGTGGCGCTGAACGGCACCGACCTGTCCTTGGTCCAGGAATGGACGCTCGAAAACAACATCACGCCTGACGAAGTCTTCGGCGACGGTTCGCCCTATTTGCTGGAGGCCGGGATCGACGAGTACAGCCCGACGCTGGTGGCTCGGACTCGCGATCTGAGCGTCATGGCCACCTATGGCGGCACGGGAACGGCCCTAACGTCCCTGGCCGCCTACCTGAAGAAGAAGAAGGCCAGCGGCATCAACGAGCCCGATGCCACGGCGGCCCACATCAAGATCACCGGCAGCGCCGGAACCATCAAGGCCCGAGAGGTCAGCGGGCTGAAGGGCGTGGCCGAGATCTTCGTGCAACTGGTCAAGCCGGCCGCCGGCACGGCCCCGTTCGTGGTCGATACCGCATCGGCCATCACCTAAGAATTTCAGATTTCGGATTTCTGATTTCAGATTGGAACACCTAGTCCCATAAGGAAACACGCAATGATCCAACTCGACGACCGAACCACGCAAGCCCGCAACGCGCTGGCCAAGTACACCGATTTCCCGCGTTCCTACTGCACCACCCTGATCGCCCAGATGGATCAGGCCCATGTTGGTGCGGTCCTTGAAGCGGCAAGGGCGGACACCCCCGAGGCGGCCAAGGCGGCGATTGCCAGAGTCCTGGAGAACCACCGCACGCACGCCCAGAAGTCGGCGGCCAAGCAGGCCCGGGAGGACATGGAGCCGAAAACGCCGGAAAAGGAGAATGACCAAGGTCCAAGCTCCAATGACCAAGAAGCCCCGCCGGCCGAGGAGCCGCAGAAGGACACGGAGCCGAAGGAGCCGGAGACGCCCGAATAGCCCGTCCCTCGACTCTCGACCCTAGACTCACGACAAAGAAGGAACCCCAACCGTGCCCGCTGGATTCTATCATTTCCTGCCTGTCGACGCCCCCGCGTTACTCGACGGCGACCCGACCGACGCGACACTCAACCGGGAGGTGCTCGAACAGTTCGGCCTTGCCGACGTGTTGGCCGATGTGACCCACTGCCCCAACCACTGCGTCGTGACGATCACCGACAAAGGCCCCAACGGTCAACCGGGCGTGGTGATCTACCCGAAACCGTCCCACGGCGAAGATCCCCGGTCGTTTTCGTACAACGCGAACCGTCAAACATGGGTACCCGTGCCAGGGCTGGCCGAGCCCAAACGCTACATCGGCTGGGACAAGGACGAACCGCCGCGTCCCGAAGATCTCGAGCGCCAGCGGAACTGGCCGGGGTACCTGGTTAAAGACGGCCACGACCGCCAATGGAGCATCCCGGTCGCCCGATCGCCCAGGGCGTCGCTGGGGATCCTACCGTGCGATTTTACGTTTGACGCCTCGGGCAAGCCGATCACCCAGTTAAAGCCCGAGTACGAGCCGCTGTGGGAGGCGGCCGGCGAAATCTACGACTTGCACGGCATGAAAATGGCTTTTGTCGTACCCGTGTATCAGCGCGAACGTGACGAGGAAGGCACGGACGACGCTTTCACTCTGGCCGAGAACACACCCTACACACGCGAAGTGTCG